ACACAAAATTCGACACAACTAGATACACTTCTTAATGCCACTAAACTATAATTCACCAAATTTACAGGATTCAGTTTTCTTAGATCAGAAGACAGACTTCACTACGTTGAAATACGGAATGGATCAACCACAAGGAGGAAACTCTGGTTTACCTTACGTCAAATTTCCAATGCAAGATGCTGGCCCTGTTACTAATTCTATTTTACAATTCTATCAAAGAAATAGAAACAGTTTAGATTATCCTATAAGAGGCGGATCAGAATTGGACCCAGGAACAGGAACGGCTAGAAGAACTTTAACCGGTGAGATTGATCAATTAAGAATATCAAAATTCCTTAAAGACGGAGCTAAAGGACCCGCTTTCTTGAAAAAACAAGTAGAGTTGCAGAAGACTAATCCTAGAATGGAAACCACACAAGGTTATCAAGCCACTTCTTTTGGATCTATTCCTAACACGTGGATATACGATCCAAGTGGAAAAAATTTACTAAGCGCAGTATTAACTTCAGGTACAGGATATCATCCAGATAGAATAGGCATTAATGGATTTCAGTTTCAAAACTTTTACGCTGCTACTATTCAAAAGCAATTCACTACTGTAAACGGAAAAGCAAGAAATAGATTGCTTGCTTTCTATCAAACAAAAATGTTTAACAGTAATAGAGAAGTAGTTTTCTCTGATCCTAATTTGTACAACACTTTAGGAATGTCTTTAAATAAAAGTATACTATTCGATTACATACAAGGGCCTGGTTCTACTTATGGCGTTGGAAAAACTGTAGTAAGAAGAACTTCGGATACTACTTTAGTTTCAAATATACTCACTCTTACTTACGATCAAATAAAGAAGCAACAAACTAATGGAACTAACTCTTTATTTCAAGAAGTTTCAAAAATACAAGATTTTAGAAGTAAAGTAGCAAGTCCTGTGCAACGAGCTAGAGCGTGGGATTTTTCAAAACAAAGTATTCAAAACGGAATGAACGCTGGAAATCCTGGAGATCCTAGAATCAGTAGATTGAATCCTAACTTTCCTTTTGTTTCTTATGCTAGAGGCACAGACGTAGGTATTGATAGACTAAACGCTCTTTCTCCTTTTATGGTTAACGAAGGCGATTCACCATTCGATAATCAGTACGCAAAAGACATAATTAAATTTGCTTTTGAAGCTATATCTAACGACAATCCTACTAAAACAACAGCTTTAGTATTTAGAGCTTTTCTCTCTGGCATATCCGATAACCACTCAGCGGAATACAATTCTTTTAGATATTTGGGTAGAGGAGAAAACTTTAGAACGTATCAAGGATTTGATCGCACAGTAAATTTTTCTTTTAAGATATTTGCGCAATCTAGATCTGAATTAAAACCAATGTACGAGAAGCTTAATAATCTAACTAGTCAAGTTTATCCAGATTATAGTCCAACTACTTCAGTGATGAGAGCACCTATCATTAAATTAACAATAGGAGATTATCTATATAGAACTCCTGGAGTTTTAGAAAGCATTAATATTACGATAGAAGACGATGCTGCTTGGGAAATAAATAGAGAGAACGAAGCTTATAGCGGAAGAAAAGTTGCTGAGTTACCTCAATACTTAAACGTTGCTATTACCTTTAAACCAATTATGGATATTTTGCCTAGAAGAGCGCAAGAGCTTAGCGATACGCCTGCATTACTAGCCAATGGAAATTATATTGTTGACACTTTACAAAAGAGAGAAGCAGACGGAATTAAAACAGAACAACAAAGAAAACAAGCAGAAGTTAATAGATTAGCAGATGAAAGAAGAAAGAATGAAGAAGCTGCTCAAAAATTTAACGCACAATTATTAAGAAATTTAATAAATAATCCACCAACAATACAAGACGGAACTATAGACACAGATTTTTTAATAACAACAGGATAACATGAGTTTTAACAGATATCAAAATATAGACGTAATAAAATACCAAGCAACAGGTAGTCAATACTACGTCAATAACATTTATCCAGAAGTTCCAGTTTCAGAAGAAGACACTTATGTGATAGTAGTATTAGGCGATCGATTAGATTTAATGGCTTATGACTTTTACGGAGACACTAGCTTTTGGTGGGTAATAGCATCAGCTAACGCTTTACCAGGAGATTCATTGTACCCACCGCCTGGCGCGCAATTAAGAATTCCTTCAGATATTCAGTCTGTAGTCAATCAATACAGAACAGCTAACTCACTAAGATAGTATGGCAATAAACGATAATAAAATATCTAACGTCATTGGAACACACATTCCAAATTGGCTTTTAGAACAATTACAAACTAGAAGCAAAAAAGGAACTCAAACCAATAGAGACAACGCAAACTTACAGTATCTTGGCAATAAAACTGGTTGGGTTAGATTAGTGTCTTCTATCAATATAAATGCGCAAACAGATACAAAATACTTTCAAGATTTAACCGGCATAACTTTATCGAAGCCAGAAGATTTAGCCAAAAACTTTGTGTTATATGGAGGAGTTTCTAAGTACAACAATCAAAATGGAAAAACAACTTACACACTAAGAAAAGGCTTTAAAGAAACCTACTCTTTATTGGGAGATCAAGAAGTGCAAGATTTTGGTTACAGACCAATGCCAGGTTTAACTAGAGTTGTAGTAGAAACTCAAGGTAGATTAGGATCGGTTAGATCCGCTACAATAGAGTTTAAAGTTTGGGATGTAAATCAACTAGACGTAATAGACGCTCTATATTTTAAATTAGGCTACACAATGTTTTTAGAGTGGGGAAACACATTCTATTACGAATCAAACTCTGATCAATTAAAAGCTTCTGAATTTTTTAGTTTAAATCCTTTCGAAGAGAGATTAACTAAAGAGCAAATTACTTTAAATTTAGGAAAAAACAGAAGAGTGTCTCAAGGTAATTACGATGGTATGTTGGGTATGGTTAGCAACTTTTCTTTTTCTTACAATCAAGAAGGCGGATACGATTGCGTTTTAAAACTTGTAGGTCTTGGATCTTTAGCAGATACTATAAAAATTAATCAACCTGCAACTTTACCTGGAGTTTTACAACAACAGATACAAGAATTAAATAACATATACGCTCAAATACAAAAGCAAGCTCAACAAGCGGAGATTGATGCTAAAGCAAAAGCAGACGCAAAAGTAAAACAAGAAGAAAATAAAGCGAGAGAAGAAGAGCTTAAAAAGTTTAAAAGCGCCTATGATTTTTTAGTTGAATACAACAACGAAGATGAAAATCAAAAAGGAGGGTCAGCAGTATTTTCAGTGACTCAAGCGTTTTTTAAAAGATATGCGTCTGCGCCTAGTAAGTTATCTGTAACAAATAAAAAAGGCAAAGATTATAGTAAAGAAAAAGAATACGACTATTACTATTCTCCAGGCAGAAGATTATACATAAAAAAGTTTGGCGTAATTTTAAACGGAGAAACAGAAATTCAAAACGTAGTAAACAGTATAAGTTGGAATGCAAGTCTCATAAAAAGTAAAGCCCTATTGGGAAAATTAGCTAAAGATGTATCAGCATTAGCAATACCTATTTCCGATAATATTTTCTCTATAGAAACTCAGTATTTTTCAAACTCTAATACTATAGTAGACCCTCCTTATACAGGATTTACGCCTTATAATTTTAGTGTATACGTAGATTTTCCTACTAAAAACGAAAAAACTGGAAACGATATTACATACAGCGTTACAAAAGGAGAAATGTTACAAAACATAATTTCTTTTTTTACTGGAGAATCTATGACGTATGGAGAAATGGCGAGAACAAAAATCGATTTACCCGAAAAAGGAAATGGCACCTTTCTTTCAAACGCTTTAAGAGATAGAAACAAAAATTACATAGCTGGATTTTTAAAAGCACCTAGAGCAGATTCCGGAGGTACAATTTTTACTAATGATGGATTCTATGCGTTAGAATTTACTTATCAGTACAAAATACCAGGAACAACTTGGAAAAATGTCCCTATACAGCAAGCAGACGGAACATTTATTGATGTTGATGATAGAGTCAAAACAACAATTTCTATACCAGTAGTTGTAAGAATAACAGATAGCGATTTAATAAACGGTATAGAGCTTAAAAATCCAAACGCTTCAACCGTAGAATATCAAAGATATAGAGACAGTTTAAGTAGTCAAAACGTAGGCGCCTCTTCAGCAGAAAACACATCGTCGACTTCTAATACAAGTACAGAGCAAACTAAACCAGCAGTACAATATCAATCCTCTTTAGAAGCCACTTTAAGAACAATACAAATTTATTCTTTAGTAAAAGCCATAGATGCAAGTTCTAAAAAGATAGATCTAGATAGAAAAGTGAGATCTGTTTCATTACTTTCTGACTCTGAGTTTATGAACAAAGTATTTAAAGATGGAGACGGACTATTTTCTCCTTATATAGATGCGATAATAAATAAAACTCTTAGTGATTCCAATATAGATCAAAGGAACGTAAAATATGGATACAATGCGGCTGTGCTTTCTAATAAAGGTCAAAATCCAAATCCAGTAAATTACGAAGAGTTATTAAAAGCTTATGTACTTCCTTACGATATAAACCAAGATATCAACGATGGTACTAGATTGGCTCATCCAGTGTACATTCCTTTAGGCTTCTTACTATTCATATTAAACCATACGTGTACTTTATACGATAGAAAGAAGGAGCAGAATAATGCAATGACTCCTTTACTTTATATAGATTATAACCCAGAATCTAATTTTTGTTTAAGTCACCCATGTCAAATGACTACTAATGGTTTAACTTTTATGATTCCTTTCCAAGGCACTTTTTCAGACTATAAGCAACTATTTTACGAAGAGGTTTTAGAAGGCGATAAAATAAAAGGCACAGAAGAAAATAAAAAACAAACTACGCCTTTATTCAATCCAGAAAAAGACGATAGTATTTCTGGGGATATTCCTGCTTTTAAAGGTTTACAAAAAATAGATACTTACAGAGGAAAGATAATGAATGTTTTGGTGAATATAGATTATGTATTCGATATAGTTAAACAGTTCTTTTCTCAAGACGAAACTAATAGTGTATTCTTAAAAGCCTTCGTTGAGCAAATCTTAACCGATATGAATAAAACATTGGGTAACTTCAATATATTCAGAATAGCTTACGACGATACTGCTAACTGTTTACAAATAGTAGACGATCAATTAGTGCCTAGTTTAGATAACGAAGAGATGCTTCCTAAAAATTCAGATTTTGATATTCCAGTTTTTGGTAAAGGATCTATAGCTAGAAGTTTAGATCTAAGAACTGAATTATCTACAAAAGTAGGTAGTATGTTAGCAATTAGCGCAAATGCAGACATAAATAAAAAATCGGCTAGTTCTGTAGATGGTACGCCTTTTGGGTTTATTAATGCAAACTACGAAGACAGATATATTCCAAATAGAGCAGAGCAAGTAGACATAACTAGAGAGAAGGATAAATTAAAAATAAAAGGCACAAATATAGATTCAGTAATCTCATCTGCTTTAAGGTTTAATAAAAATGTACAAGACTTCTATAGCACATATAACCCGTCTACTGAAAATGTAAGTCATGCTATGAACTACTTCATAGAAAAATTAAATAAGAATAAATTAGATGCTCCAACTAGAGCAGCAGCTATGATTCCTGTGTCGGTTAATTTTACTTTAGATGGAGTATCAGGTTTTAATATGATGCAAGGCTTTACCATAACAGATAAATTTTTGCCTTACACATACGGTATTAGAAAAACTTACGAGAACGAAGCGGCTTCTAGTAGAAAAGTTGGATTCATGGTTACTGGAAACGTTCATACGATTGAAAACAACGAGTGGACAACAGCTATCAAAGCCAACATGACTTATTTAAAAGCAAGAGGCGAATTTGAAACTAGAACTTTAAATACAAGTTTAAGAAAAGGCGCTCAAGCATCGTTTAATCCTCAAGGTGCAACTCCAGATAAAACATTAGGCGTTTCTATTGGAGGAAATACGTATCCAAGTGTTTCTAGCGGATATAGAAATGTAAAATTCACTAGTATCGGTCTAGGAACTCCAGCAGCGGATAGAATAAATCCAAAATTATTATCAGATATAAGTACAGCCGCAGTAAATGCTGGGGTGACAGTAGAAGTAACTACAGCTGTAAGTGGACATACAAGTTCTCCAAGTAGACATAACGCAGGAAACGCTGTAGATATTGCAATAATAAACGGAAAAGCCGTTTCTACAAATTCTAGTATTAAGCCAACAGTAGATTCTTTTGTTAGTCAATTAATTGCTTTAGGCTATAATAAAAATGCTGAAGGTCCGTCTAATCCAAAAGCGGTATTAACATATGGATTCGCTAATCATGATGATCACGTTCACATTTCAAATCTTCAAGCGTAATTTATGTTAAAATACTATCCATCGTTTAGGGTTAAAACCGATTTAAACACGACAGGAAATCGTCTTCTACTAAACGGTGTGCCATATTCAGGTCAGTACTATCAAACTTACGATAATAAATTTTTTAGTGGACCGAATCCTATAATTGGACCAAGCGAAGAGCTAAAGCCATTCGAAGACTTTGGTAATTCAGACTACTTAAACTCTTCCAATTTACCATCTTCTGTAAAGAATCAATTTTTAAGACAAACTAACGTTACAAAAACTCAAGCTTTAGAACCGGTATCTTATTACCCAAAACCTACACAAGACGATTACACTAGAGGTTATTTTATTAGATACTTTATTAAGAAGATCAATAGCAAAGGATTCGTTACAGAAATTTCACCAGAAGAATATAACAATTTTGTGAATGGAACGGTTAGATACGACGTGTCTTTCTATTTGGTGACTCAGATCTTTTGGAAAATTACAGGAGACTTAAATACAAAAAGATATTCCCAGTACGATATACGATTAGGTATTATAGACGTAAACAAAAAGAATACTGACGATGCTGGCAAAAACTTCTTAGGTCTTATAGAATTCATAGGTGGTGAATACTCAAAATTCTCAAGACCCACTACATAGATTAATTGAATACTGTAAAATGTATTCGTTATATTTGGATCAAATTAAAGGTTATGTATTTCATTGTAGAAAATATAGATCAGTTTAAAAAGCTGAGTATTAAAGACGAGTGCTTCGTACAGCTCGTTACTGGCAATGATAGATTTCACCCTAAACTAACGTACGCAAGTTTACTCTATTACAACGACGGTGAAAAAGGCTACATATTCCCATTCAAACATTCAGAATCATTCAGCCTAGATTTCGAAGCGGTCCACTCTTTTCTTAAGTCACACAAGAAAGTCTACTTATTAGACAAGAAGTTTCACTCGTACTTCTTAGATCTACCTAACGCCATAGACTTACACTTCGTTAATCTCGATCAAACAAACGAATTTAACCAGTTCGATTGTGATACTAATTTACACCACGATTTTTACTCTCGTTATGGGCATCTTCCCATTACGAATGAGATCCTTCCCATATCAAAGCACTACGAGAGATGTCAATGCTTGTACGATTACGTTAAAGGCTACTTCGATCTAGAGACAGATATACAAACGCAAGAGGACTTTATTAACGCGTACAAATCTGTCGAGGAGAATCCAATAAAGGTAGACGTAAAATGTTTGCTGGATAAGTACCAGATTCACGACCAGAATTACTCTATTAAAGGGGACAAGATGTACTCTTGCTACAATCTATACAATTTAACAGGTAGACCAACAAATTCATTCAATAGCATTAACTTCTTGGCGATTCCTAAAGAGAACGACTTTAGAAGCTGTTTTTTACCGAGCAACGATTTTTTAGTTGAATTTGACTTTGACGCTTATCACCTAAGACTAATCGCAAAGCTAATAGGCTTCGAATGTCCACAAGAGTCTTTCCACGAGTATCTTGGTAAAAGCTACTTCAATAAAGAGGCGCTTACAGAAGACGAGTACAAAGAATCCAAAACGATTACATTCAAACAGCTTTACGGTGGAGTAGACAAAAAGTACAAGCACATAGACTTCTTTGCCCAAATGGGCTCTTATATAGACGATATGTGGAAGCAATACAATAAGCAACGCGCATATAAGCTTCCCACAGGCAGAATAATTAAGATGGACGATTCCATGACAAAGTACAAGCTGTTTAACTACGTGGTGCAAAACCTAGAGACTAAGGAAAATATTTATAAGATACAAGAGATTCAGAACTATCTTAAAACTACAAGCGCCAAGACCAAGTTAATTCTGATCACTTACGACTCGTTTCTATTTGATTTCAGCAAAAAGGACGGAAAAAAGACTCTAGAAGAGATCAAAACCATATTGGAATTTGGTCAAATGAAGGTAAAACACAAACATGGAACAAGCTATGCATTCTAAACTAATTACAAATATTTATTAAACAAGGTTATGACAGAAACAAACACAATAG